GATCGTCTTCGTGAGAATGTCCTGATTGGCAAGGTTCGAAATGCCTGGGTTTGCGTTTCCAGTGACTGCAGCATTAAGACGTGCATCAGTTCCCGACCCGATAGACCCGGAGACGGACGAAGCATAGTTCGTCAGGATCTTCTTGAATTCGTCATAGTTCTGGATATCGCCCGTCCAGCCTGCTTCCTTGGCTATGCCTGGGCTGAGCGAATTGACAAACGACTTTGCCGTATTACGCCAATCGCTATTAGGACCTGTATCAAGCGGAGGAGCATTGCCATCTGCGCCCGTCAGTGCATTTCGAGCCGTCTCCAGCAAGTTAAGGCGCATCGGCGCATCGGCTGCTGCATTGTGCAGATCCTGCGCTGCTGTAGCAGACTGCGTAGCCTGTGCACTCGCGCCGGCAGTCTGCGATGCCTGAGCGGCAGGCGATAGACCTGTCGCAACGAAACCCGACGGCGAACCACCTGGAGCGGCGCCCCCTTGTTGGTTATAGCGCCCTGTATATGCGCCTTGGGCACCTTGAGAGCCCTGTGCACCGGGAACCGTAGAGCCAAGCGAGATCGTGCCGGGAGTACCATCGGGGCCGACTGCGGAGATGCGCTGTGCTGCCTCGCCAGGGGTAAGGGTATTCGCAAGGGCGCCGCTGACAGTCAGTCGGCCGGTCATCGGGTCGACGTTCATAACATCTGTCTCGCCGCCGCGATTAACCGTCATTTGCTTCGGCATCAGTGCCTGCAACTGTGCCTCGCCAGACAAAGAGTTGATGAAGTGATTCTTGATCCATCCAGCTTGCGCTTGCGGATCTTGCGGAATTTCCTGAATTTCTTTGATTCCCCGATCAAGCGGCAGTGTCCCAGCCTGCACCGCGCTGGAAATCTGTCCGGCGATCTTGCTGGACATATCTGCTTTTCCCATGTCCGGGTCTTGCATAAGCGAACCGATCATGCCGCGGATATTCTGCTGCTGCTTGAGGTGCATATCAAGCTGGCTAGTGTCGTACTGCTGCTGAGCATTGCGCTGCTGTGCGATCTGGCCCATGAACTGCGGCAGGAATGCACCGGCACCGTTTTGTGCCGCCGTCGATTGCAACTTGTTGAAGTCGACTGAGCCATCAGGGTTGATCGCCTGCGAATAGGCTTGCGAAATAGCCTGGTTCGCATTGAGTTGCATTGTGTTCTGACGCAGCGCGAGCAGACCTTGAGCCGTTTGTAGCGGCTGTTGGAGAGACTGCATAGGATTTTGAGGCTGTTGTATTCCGAGAGAGATAGTCGGATCGAGCGGCATTTACTGCCCTCCTTGAGCCGGGGTCCAACCCGGTACGCCAGCATTGCTTCCATAGAACGAACCACCTGCAGCAGACGGCTGCATGAGCGAATAGAGAAGCGCATTACTTCCAAGCCCTGAGATCCCGCCACTGATTGCGTTCGCCGCACCGACCGTACCAGCTGCCTGCGCTGCCGCGCCTGACATCATTGTGTTACCAGCAGAGGCTGCCGTTTGCATGCCGGCATTACCGACGCCGGCCGCTGCATTCTGACCGAGCCCAACCAGACCAGATAGTCGGTTGTATGTATCCGACTGAACGCCATAGTTTGTCTGGAACTGTTGGAGTGCGTTCTGATACTGCTGCTGATACGTTTGGCTGGCTAGTCCAGTGTCATAGTTCGACAGCCCCATAGCCTGAGCTCCCGAGAGATTCAATCCCTGAGCCGCCAACTGGTTATTGACGTTCTGTTGGCCCTGTTGCAAGGTGAACTGATATCCTGGCGTCTGCTCCAGTTGCTGCTGAGTTGGATTGAAGTTGAAATTCATCCCCTGCAGCTTGCTAAGCTGAGACTGCATCCCGGCAATATTGTTTGTGCCAAGCTGCATGTACGGCTGCTGATTCTGCTGCATCTGCTGGAACATCTGCCACTGTTGCTGCGTGGCATTATTTGCTGCGTTTGCCTGCGTGTTGGCTGCAGAGTCAGCCGCACTCCCGCTGATAGCAGCACCCGCTATGCTTCCAACAGCACCCACTCCAGCTGCTACTGCTGCAGCGACGCACATAGCTAATCCTTCTTAATGTCTTTGAGTTTGAGTTCCATAACCACGTCATCGGCTATATAGCCGCGACGCTGAAGAATCTCATACAGCTTTCCAGTCAGCGTGACGGGCCACGCAATGATGCTGACGCCGCGCGAGCGGAGTGTGTCCTCAATTTTTGACATGAAGCGTGGCATATAAAACCGGTGATTGGGCTGAACATAGAACGTATCTATATTTCCGCACAACTCGGTTTTTAGATGCAAGCTTTTGTAGAGGATCAACAGAGCGTAACCACGCAAAATACCGCTCTCTTCACGCAACGTCATTGCTATCAAAGCACCATGATCAGCAAGATGAAGGAACTGATCAATGTTGGGATCAATCTGAAGCCCGCGTTGTCCGTGATAGGCGCAGGTATCTTTTTTTATCTCTGAACATTCATCCCAACTTTGCTGACCGAGCGGAATAATCTCGTCTGCAAGTTCGCGTGTGAAAGGTTCGATAGAAATTCGCATTACCGAATGCCGCCCACCTGATACGTTTCGCCAGCAGTCGGCGTGATCGCGGCCGCGGTGTTGTTCGAGAACGTGATCGCCAGCGTACCGGCTGCGCTCACACGGACATTAACGACGCCCAGGCCAGCCTGCGCGCTCGGCTTCGTTACCCAAACTACATCGCCAACCGCAACACCGGCAAGCGGAAAGGTCTGTTCGGCGGTCGTGTTGGCTGCAACTGCGGCCGGCGTGAGCGTAGCGCTCGCGTGATAGATTGCTGCCAGCGGTTTGCCCGGTGCATTCACAAAGTTGATCTTTGTGATATCGACTAACTCGTCACTCTCAACACCCTTTCGATAATTCGGCATTCTTAGCTCCCTGAAGTTTCATAAACGCCGCCCATGAGCGTTACCGCAGCCGCGGTTCCGGCCAGAGCCTGCAAAGTCGAACCGGGCGCAAGTTGCAGCCCAATAGCTTGCGGCGGCACATAGGTTTGTCCTGCCGCCAGTGAAAAGGCCGATAGGAACGCATTCGTTACCCCTGCGGTCCCTGCGGATGGCACGTTGTAAAGCGTCACTGTTACTGGGCTTACCGAGGTATTCGTCAGCGAAAGGTTATTGACCGTCGACGTCGTGCCAGCAGGCGCGGTGTAATAGGTCACCGCCGTTACGGTTAGCTGCGCTGGGGCGATTGACTTTGGAACTCGCTGCATCCCTTACCTCGATAAAATTGTTACTGGTGGCGCGACTGAATAAGTCACGGTCACTGAATCCCCAGGGCTCATCTCGATCAGTTGACCAGTCCCGAGATAGTCAATCGTCAACGTGGTCGAGCCACGCGAGAGCGACAGCGCTGAAACAGTCCCGCCAATGATATGCATTGCCTGGCGAGCACTTGCCTTATAGGTCCACGGTGAAGTACCTGCCGTTACCACTTGAGGAGACCGAGTGCTATCCGTGCTATAAACTGGTGCGAATGTCATCTCCGATATGGAACTAGAGTCGCGCCGCTCAGCCATGGTCATTTCGATGCCAAGCGGATCCGATTGAGCCAATAGGGAGGGATAGGAAATCTCCCTGCTAAGCGGATCGATATGAACAGACACGTCAGGGGCAGTAACTTCGCTATCTAAGCGTAGGCCCTGATTAATGAGTTGGCTTGCTATCTTTTCGAGAGACAGGATTTCGCTATTTTGAGGCGATACTGGCGAGGCGAAAGTCTCCTCTGCACTCAAAACGGCATCTACGGTTATCGCAGATGGAATCGATGCGGCATCGCCACCCGATCTCTGGAATAACTGAATCAGGAAGAGAAACCATGCCTCATTAATCATCCCTGTTGTTGGATCGACGAGGGGGATGTTTATGAGCGGTACACTGGTCTGTAAGTTAAGGCTCATTGGTTATTCTGCTGAGCTTGCACCCATGCACCTAAAAGAGCCGTTTTGCATGGCGCAGACCATGACAGTTCAAAGACTCGATCGCGAGCCATGCCAAGGCGCTGAAACTGAAGGGATGTCAGGTACTCGCCTTCCATGCCGAGGCTTGTGCTGATCGCGTTGCCCCAGGACTTGCCGCGTGTGTCGCTCCAACGCAGATAGACGGGCACTGGCCCGTTGTTCGCGCCATTACCGACTTCCATATTGGCAATGAACTCGCGATATCTGATGCGGTCGCTGTTGTCGTCGACGCTATGAGCGAAGGATCGGATGCGCGGAATCGGGTTTCCGTTGTCTGTATAGTTGTTCACATCCCATAGGTACAGATTTCCGTTCTGCCAGTCGCCTACGATCGGCTGACCATAGGCCGAGGCGTAGCAGTTCGCGCGGTGACGGTGGAGCTGGCCGTTATCATCGATCCACGCGAGTTCATTCCACTGCCCAGTACTCATGTCGTACTGCCATGTCTTGTCGGCAGTCGGGAACGTGATGCAGTAGAAGAAATGGCCGTCTATCTCATATGTCCAGCCGATCGCGTCAGAGAGAGTTCCATAAGATGCGAGTTCATTATCGATGGCGAACGTTGAGATGTGCTGCGCATTGAAGCTTTGCGAGCGGCAAATGAATGCATCGCCCTGGGGAGATTGGGCCAGCCAGTAGATATCACCGTCCATCTGCGCGAGGGATCCGACAGCAGCGAGACCATAAGGCATAAAGATGCCCGGCATACGGCTGAAGGGGAATGGCGTACCGCCTGCGCTCCCGAAGTCGTACCAAACCTCTGTTGTTGATGTACCAAACAGGTAGATGTAGCGCTTTGCCACCATCAGGCCGACGAGGGTATCGGAATAGCCGGTCTTGCCTGCGAAGTAGAGTGCGTTAAATACTGTTTGGTCGACCAGCGATGAATACCACTGGTTCTGCCCAGGCACGTTGGCGACAAGAAATCCGTCGACATAATCAATCGTGTTGCCGCCCATGAATGAATCAGTAGAATCGAGCGTCGAGAATGCACTACCCGAAAGCACAACCTGATAACCGATCGGTGATCCGTCAACGATAACGAGATCGGTCCCGTTATCGACCATTGATACCTTGCCGACTTGCGTACCAATATCACCAAGCTTCGTAAGCGTCCACGATGCATTGATTGAGTACACGGACGAGCCGCAGACGCCGTACAGGACGCCATTGGATGCCATAAATAGGCCACGCCAGCCCGAGCCATTGGTCGGCGTAGCAGATGCGAGTTGAGTGAGACCTGGAGAAGGGTAGAAGGTGAAGGGAAAGGGCGAGCCTTCGATTCCCTTTTCGCCGTACAGGTTGATCGACCGTTGAGCCTCGGCGACGAGGGACTTTGCAGAGTAGGCGCCCGTAGTGAGGGCTACCTTCACGGAGTGCTCCCGATCTGGAAGTCACCGTAAATATTGTAAGTTGCGCCTCTCTGCGGCCTAACTGCTACCGGCAACTGAAGCTGGGGTATGGCTGCATTACTTTCTTCAATGATGCGTAACGATGCCTCGGCCTTACCCTGAACCTGCGGATTCGGAGGAAGGCCAAACATCACATACATCTCGAGCGCAAGATTCCACATCAGCGCTGCCGAATACTCAGGCGGCATTGTAATCACATCGCTCACGGTCCCGAACTGCTGTAACTGCTGCATGACCGTGATGTGAATCTCGTACATGTTGTTCGGCACGGGCCAAACGAACAGATTGCCGATCGGATACGCCATGTCGTAGAAGGCGAATCGCGGGAAGGCGTTGAGATTCTTGATGCTGATCCGGTTGTAGTCCTCGGTCGAGCGGAGGATTTCAAGCGGATAGTCGACGGGAAGGGGAGTCTGAACGTTCTGCCGGAAAAAGGCAGACTCGAGCTTGGAGGGGCGCGCGATGTCGAAATCGCCACCAGGGCCGACCGTGTACGAAAGCTGACCTGTTGCCTGCTTGGCGACCGTCACAAGCTGGTAGATCATGTAACGGCGGCGCTGAAGCTGCGCCATCAGCATGTTCAGCAGCGAGAATGAATCGCTCAAGTCCTCGGCCGATGCTGCTTGCCCAACACCCAACACGTTAGCCGTCTTCAGCGCCAGATTGATGATATCCAGTACTGTAGTTTGCGGCGGGGCAGTGTTGAGTGAGACAGTCATGAAAGGGACCGATTGAGAGATCCCTTTCGATGGTAGGCCCCGAATAAGCTAATGCAACGGGGAAGGGAATGGTCCCTTGCTGATTAGTTGCCCACGCACTGATACGCGATAACTTCGGCTGTCGTGGGCCCAGTGAACGTGATCGACGACGCCGAAGCGTTCTTCACGCTTACTGCGCTGTTGGACGTTGTATCCGTCGCTGTGCAGTTGTAAGACGTCGTGTTGCTAAAAACAGCACTGCTGGTGAATGTAGCAGTAGCGGCACCCGATGCGAGGGTAACGGTGCCAGTCACTACATGGGGAGTCGTAACAGCTACGCCGCTGGCGGAATAGACGTTGAGGGTTCCGCTGCCTGCCGTGATCGTGTCCAGACACAGCCATATTGCCGGTATGGGTCCATGAACCCGTCCCGCTGCTCGAAAGAATGCCGGTGATGCCAGTGGCGAATCCGCCCTGCGCTTGCAGGATTGGCACGCCGCCGGTGAACGCATCGTTAGCGAAGCCGGCGATGACGAAGTTACCGCCCGCCCATTGCGAGTACGCACTACGGTTGTTAGCCGAATTCGTGGAATTGATAAGCGCGATCGTTGACTGGTTGGCGGCTCCGCCTGTGAACAATTGAACGCTGCTTTGCGTCGTCACGTTCAATGGCGTGCTAGGTGCGCCACCCGCATAAACACTTCCACCGTTGGCTACAACATTAAACCCCGTGATGTTAGACGTCGCACTGAACGCACCGGTATGCGCCCATGTTCCGCTTCCGCTGTTCGACGTGATGCCTGTGATTCCGGAGGCATACCCTCCCGATGCAACCAGCCAATTGGCTGTCGCGCTCGATGCATCATTCGCAAGCCTGAATTGCGTTTGCCCACTGAGGAAAATAATCTGCGATGTCCGATTATTCGCAGTCAACGATTGATCGTACATGCCGATGAAAGCGTATGTAGGCGATCCCCCTAGTGATACACCTGAGTTGGTTGGACCAGCTGGCTGTGTGTTGGCGGTGGAACTCAGGTTTCCCTGGACGCTGACATTACCCGTGGTAGCCAAACTTCCTGTGACCGTCCCACCCGTCAGCGGCAAATAGCCTGCTGCAACCGATTGCGTCGTAGCAATGACTGCGCTTGCGCCCGCACCCGGAGCAAACGGGATGTTTTGGAGCGTGATACTGCCATCTACTTTGCCCATAACAGTCGGGCCAGGGACGCTATAGCTGTTAGACGGAGTGGTCTGAGCAAAGGCTATAGGCGATAGCGCAGCCGCAGCACCAAGGCCGATAAGGGATGCCGCAATCAAAGGCAGATACTTTTTCATGGTTTAGTTCGATCCACTGCCGACCGACACGACACTGATTGCCGGTGTAGTTGTAGAGGTAATCTGGTACATGAAATCGCGGAATGTTCCGGGAGAAATCAGGTTGTTCGGGTCCATCGTTACGCCCGTTCCGCCTGCGAACGTTGCCTGAAACGCAGTATTATTGATGTACCGAAGCGTCCAGGTAAGGCCAGTAATACTAAGTGCAGCCGGTCCAGGAATAGCCGCAATCATGTTTGCTGCCGTGTCCGTGGTATCCGTGAATGCCGCAGTAGGTCCCGTACGCGCAAGGTATTTAAGGTCAGACGGGGCACTGAAAGGGATTACCTCACCCGTAGTTGCCGTAACCGGGTAATACAGAGTCGCTGGGTAGTTGATCAACCGCGATGCATTGACAGCAGCCATCGTTACCGTAGTCGGGCTGGCTTGCGTGACAACAAACGTCAGCGACGACAACCGCGGAACCTTTGCGCTCGCTGCTGCGCCCGACGAGAAGATCGTTACGCCAGTGCCGGGCGCGATAGTGGCCTGAAATCCGGTTGTGTTGACGTAGGTGAAGATCCACGATGCACCGTTCGCAGCAGCCGTCGAGAAGCCCGAAGGAATCGACGAAATGATAGTCGCCGCTGTATCGGTCGTATCCGTGAAGTCTGCAGTGACTGCGCCCTCACGGTTAAAGATCGATTCAGCCGCCGAGATGATATCCGGGCCGATGATCGTCATACCGGCTGTGGAGTTGGCGATCGTATCCTTGGCTGGAGCCAAGGTTCCACCGCCTACACTGCCTCCCCCGCCAGATGCAAGGGTCGCGATCAACTTCTGAAAGATGATCAGATCCTTCTGGAACTCCCCAAGAGTCATGCACATTATTGCCTCACCCAGGTAGTTTCAGACGTAAGGTTACCGGTTGTATAGCCGTAAGTCTTCGTCCAGCTATTGACGCCATCCGTACAGGTATCGGTGGAAATCGTCCCGTCACCGTTGAAAACGTAGGTGTGAGCCAGGAAGCAAACGCTCACCCACGTATTACGGGACACGCTCCAGACGCTGTTTCCTTCCTGTGTATAGCTCATCTCTTTTATCCAAGGTATTCCAGACGGACGCGCAAGGTGTACACGCTCCCGGTCGTGACGTTGATCATTGTCGTGCCGTAGGTAATCGGCGTGCCTGCTGCGGCATAGAAAACAAGAGGCCCACCATTCTCATTACCTGCTGTCGATGTGCTCATAACGGTATCGAATGTCTGCGTATTCGTCACGATCCCATTGTTGTTACCAATCTGGATTGTGATATCACCAGTGCCTCCGCCAGTCGTGATGATCAGGTCGACGGTTGCGCGATACATGCCGGCGCCCGTTGCGGGAACCGTATAGAACGTCGTGGGAGCAATGTTTCCGCTTTGGCCCGTCAGGTTGACGGACTTGAGGATCTGTGGTGTCGAAGAGGAAAAATTCGACTCATCGAAGATCTGTACGTCGGTCAGATTACGGAGAGAAACCCCGTTGACCATGTACTGAAGGTTATAGACTCCATCGGCCACGTAGAACGAATAGAAGCCGGTGGAGTCCGTTGTGAGCGGGTTATCAGTCGGCGTGACGCCATCATCCGAATACAGCGTCACCAGATTCCCGCTCTGATCAGTGACGAAGACAAGCGCGCCAGCTACAGGGATGCTCGTGGTGTAGAAGACGACATCGAAGTATTTGCGCATGTCTTCGGCCGATCAGTGATTCGTCCAGGAAACCCCGTTACACAGCACTTCCACGACAACAGCACCGCCACCAGTCGCCGTGGCGTTGTACACCGGAGTGGCCGCACCATCCGTGGTGACAGCAACGAGACCAACCGTCGATGCGCTACATGCCGGCAGGCTGGCGGTCACGTACTTAGCCGGGATCATGACAGCCGCGCTGGAGCTCTGTGCGCTGAACGGCGGAACGCAGACCGGGAGCGAGCTACCGATGCTTGCACCCTGAGCGTTGTAGTACGTACCGTTCTGCAGAAAGTACGTGCCGCACGTGTTGTTGATCGTCTGAAAGCCGGTCGACGGGTTAAACGTGCTCGACTGAGCGAACGAACTAGCCGACGCGAAAATGCCCATCAGGGCGACGAGAGCGAGAAACAGTTTCTTCATGGAATGCTCCTTAAGATTGGGATTCGATCAATTGACGCAGACGGGAGGCCTTCATCTTGTGATGCGGATTCAGGCCGAGTGACTTGGCTTCGGCGAAGAGGCGTTGGCGCTCCTCGACATCCTCACGGATGCCATCAAGGTCACCCTCTTCGGAGCCGACAGCCGCGGCTTCCTCATCCTCATCGTGCACGAGAAGTTTCGACCCATCGGCAAGCGAGACCCACTTCGGGTATTCGATGAACCGATAGGGCGCAGTGAAGTTGCGGCCGTTGGAATGGTTGATGTGTTGCATGCGTTACTCTCAAAAAAGGAGCCGAGGTCGCCCCCGGCTCCAAACCGCACCGGAGGAGAACCTTACAGCACGTCAGCCACGATCGACGACCATTCCGGACGAATCGCTGCATAGCCGTACAGGCAGTCGATTCTGGTAACAAGTTGGTCACTCATCACGTCATAGGCGGTCAGCAACCTGAGCGAAACCCCATCGAACTCGGCGCGCGCAGCTTCCACCACGCCAGTCGTCGGCATTTCTAGGTCAGCCGTGGCCAACGTGAACGCTTCCGGGTAGTACGCCAGGTTCATACGGTACTGCGAGCTAGCCGGCATTACCGTGCTGATCGCCGCACCGTTGGCCGGCGATACCGTAACCGTGTTGAACGGTGCGGGTGCCGGGACGATAGCCGGGTAAATCGGAATCGACGTAGCGCCTGAATTAACCGGAGCAGTCACCACGAACTGACGAAGCGTGCCTTGATCGTCACCGGTAAGGCGGTTGATCGCGTTGACACCAGCGATGGTGATCACGTCACCCTGGTTCAGCGTGCCAGTGATCGCGCTCACGATGAGCGTGTTGCCCGTCTGGTTTGCGCCGTTGACCGTGCCAGCCGAGAACGTACCGACTGTCTGAATGCGCACCGTCTGATCTGCCATCCAGTCGAATCCGAGGGTGTCGGTCGTGAGCATGCCCGATTCAAACTGGTCGCTCACCTTGCGTTGCGGATTGAACAGGCCAGCCAGCGACGAGACCGTACGGGCCTGCGTCATCGGATCGAGAATGATCTTGCGGTCCATTTCCGGCGCCAGGTTCTGCGACAGCGTAGCGCCAGCCGTGAGCCACGTACCAGCATCCGGCGACACGAGACCCGACGAGTTCTTATAGACCAGGTTGCACGACTGCTGCGCAACGGTCATCAGACGGCTAGCGATCTTTGCTGCCAGACGGTTGATAGCCGGCGCCAGAATGCGCTCGCTATAGTCGTCCAACGACATGGTCTTTTCAGCCGTACCGAAGCTGATCGGCACGTTCGACTGCTGCGCGACGGTGAGCGTAGTGTTCTGCTCGTTCGTGCCCTGCGGCGTGATTGCCGGGCCGTCGTTCACGACATAGTCGTTCGGCAGGCGAATGCGGAGGGTGTTACCGATCTTCGCGCCGGAACGCGCGAATTGGTCGTCGTACTGACGCGAGACGGTGCGGAGGAATGCGTTGGACTGCGTGAAGAGGCGGACTGCCTCATTGGTGATCGTATTGATTGTGAGCAGACTGTTCCCAGCCATGTAAATCTCCAAAGGCAAAAACAAGAAAGCCATTTCTGGCGCTCGTCCCTGCCCTGCGGAGACCAACTTAACGGGCCAATCCGTCGAATGAGGCTCGACTTAACCCAGCGATTACGGCTCGCCGCAGCCTAGATTCACATGCTATGCCTTGAGTAAAAGGATGCAATAGCGGTTAAAACCTCTCCCGAACCTTTGCACTAACCGCCCAACTCGTCGCATCCTTCTTCACCTCAACACTTCCCGTCGTCGCCTTCGACGCTTCCCAATACATGATGCAGCAGCCGACATCCAGGTTCTGATCGAATGTCGGCATGACTTGAACGCCTCCGGATAGCAGGAGTACAGCGAAGGCGACGAGCAGCATTAACGACGCTTACGCGAATTCTTTGCGCGCCAGGCGATCCATGCCTTGTGATCGCTTGGGTCAGGCTCGGCACCATCGGAATCCGTATTACCACGGCCAGCAACGGGCTCAATCGGTGCCGGCACCTTGCTGATCTGTTTGGCGAACGCCTTCGTAGCCTTACCGGACATCTTCATCATCTCGATACCCATCTGCACCGGGTCGAGCGAGCCGATGCGGATGGCCTCGTTGATGTTCTCCGACTTACCAAGGTATGTGACGATTGTGGCTGCGTTGTCGATGTTCGACAGCACCTTCAGGAACTCGGGGCCGCCGATGCCGGCCATTTGCAGGTTCTGTACCGACTTGTCGAAGTCCACGCCGAATTCCTTCGCACCGGCTTCGTTGATGGCGCCAATCTTCGAGTTAAGCGTCTCAGTCTCACGCTGCTCGCGGACCATCTTCTCGGCGTAGGAGCGGGCGAGCTGCTCCATCGATTGATTGCTCTGCGGAGCAGCCTGTTGCGTCGTCTGGCCATCCTGCTGCGCCGGTTGCTGACGCTCAGCCTTCATACGATCCAACTCGGCCTGCAACTCTGCCGCACGCGATTCAGCTGCACGCCGTGCCGCAGTAATCTCGCTGATACGCTTCGGCACCCAGCTCGTATCGGGCTGTTGCGTCTGCTGTTCCTGCTGCGTCGATTCCGTCTGCTGCTCGAGCACCTCTTCGGCTTGCGTGTTACCGAGTTCTTGCGTCACTTCTGCCTGTACGTCGCTCATGGTTTCTCCGGTGGTTACGATTGTTGTGACTGCGCCAACTGCTGCGCGGCCTGATTCATCTTCTGTTGATGCGCTTGCTGATCGCCTGCCTGTTGCTGCTGTTCAATCTGCGGAATCGGTTGCATTACACTATTGATGCCTGCCGCATAGGCGTTGGCTGGGTCGACGTTATCGGGTGTTACGCCACCATCAGGCGCAGCGGCACGAAGCATTTCAGCGATTGCCTTGCGCACGATCGGATCAAGCGCTTCAGGCGTCATAACAGGAGCCAGAGCCTTCAGGCGATCGCTTTCAGCCTTGAATGCATCGAGTACAGTTTTGTTGTCGTTCTCCATGCGCAGCGCCAGGTGATTGAGCGCATCCATGTCGACACGCTTCGACTCAAGCTGCTGCTGTACACCCTTGTCGTTAAGCTGCTGAGTGAGTTGCTGGATGTGCCCCATGGCCTGCTGCAATTGCTGCTGCAGTTGCGCGACTTGCGGATTAGTTTTGCCAAGCACAGCCGGATTCGTTGCGCTAATCCAGTTCCGCATACGCTCCTGCAACTTGTCCGAGGATGGGAAGTCAGCCGAGCCCATGTACAGGTCGCCAATCACATTGGCGAGCGCCGCATTCGTGGCCAGCATGTTAGTCATGGCATCGAATGCCTGCTTGCGTCGCGTCTCGAAGTTCGGGCCGACTGATGCCATCACCTCATAGGTACCGACGTTCGGGTTGAAGATCGCAGCTATCTTGGCGTCTTGCTCAGCGTCCTGCTGCTGCAATGCCTGCTTGGCCTGCGGATCAATCTGGATCTGCTGCTCTTCGCCCGACTCCGACATGATTCGAATGACACGCCGTGTGTCGTAGTACTTCGGGATAAGGTCGATCAACTGTTTGCCAGTGAACTTGATAGCCTTGGCAAGATTGTCCTGAAAGTGGAACGTGACGCGCTCGCCCTGTTTCTGGCGTTGCTCGATCGATACGCCGCTAATCTCGTTACCTTGTGCGCTGAACGTGGCTTCATACTGGCCCGATGCCATCATCAACTCATGCTCAGCCGTCTGCATGCCTTCCATGAAGACGGGCGCACTAGCGGGCGCCGGCTGACGCTGCGGCGGCGGAATCGGTGCGCCGTTCTCGTCCGCGTTGTTGTACGGCAGATAGGAGTGGTTCTGCGTGTTCGCCGTGGCCCAGTAGTTCTCGAGGCCTTCGATAGCTTCGACTGGAGCGATATAGGGAGATTTCGACTGAAGCGCACCATACTCAAGCGCGGCCGATGCGTTGTAGTTGAACGCGCGCTGAGCATCCTTTAGGTAGCGTACCAGCCCCTTACGGTCGAGTCGGCCCTCAATGATGACTTCTTCGCCCGGAACACGAACGATCGGGATGTACTTACCGAGCCACTCTGACTTTTCTGCGATCTCATCACCAACGATCAGATACCAGTCGACCGAGTATTTCGGGATACGACGGCGCTGGACATTATCGCCGCGCTCCATCGCCATCTTAAGCATGTCGCGGCCTTCTGGCGGCATATCTGACTCACGCACGAGACGCGTACTGCCATCATCGGTCGGGATCGCATACAGCCATTCCCTAGACTCGGCACGCTCGTAATACTCCGCTACCCGGATTGTGTCCTGGCGATTCCACGACAGCGCATCGCTGCCGCCTGCAGTCTGCTTACGAACCAGACTCGGATACTTCTTCTCGGCCTCGTCGCGCGGCATGTCGTCGAAGATGAAGGCGAACCGTGCGTCCGATCCATCCTGCTTCTTGATGTGCGGGTCAATATAGACCGAGAGCGGATCGGGAACCTGATCGATAAACAGCTCTTGGTCGAACGTGTTGTCATCCGTGTACCGGCTCACGATGCGCCAGTAACCAATGCCGCCGCCCACCTGAAACTCGCTCGCCTTGTCGTAGGCTGTCTGAGCGTCCGAGATGTACTCGATGCGCCGAATGATCTGCTCGAATATTTGAGCAGCCTCATACGTTGCTTCATCGCCAGTCGGGGTCACACTAACTTGCGGCTTGTTCTCTTTGCCCTGGTTGACGACGTGGAGCCAGTGCGTATGCGTCTTGTTGATCGTGACCATTGGCTGGCCGGCAAGCGAGCGCTGGGCTCTCACCGCAGCATTCCACTGCTCCTGATTATCAGGATCGGCGTACAGGAACCGGATGTCATCCTTGAACTTCTGGCGCGTATCTGCTTCCCACTCGACCGCCGATCGGTATCGATCATGGGCGCGACGGATAATATCTTTTTGTCGTTCGGCCATTTATGCCATCCAGTTGCCGCCCAATGAGCGGCCAGTGTTCAGAGGGTTCTTCTTCGGCATCGTCTGGAAGTCTTTCTTCTCTTTCTTCGCGCGTACCATGCCGGGGAATATCTCAGTGAGCGCCCATATCAGCGCATCGGCACGGTTAGGCGAGCGTTCGCCCATGTAGCCAACAGTGCTGAACGCGGTCAATTCGTCTTCAAGCTCGCGATATACGCCAACATGCCGCACCTTTCCCTGCTCGTAGAACGATGAGAACGGTTCAGCACGTACCGACTTTCCGCGCGAGGCTGATACTTGCTTATATGGTGTACGCGGCCGAGCCGTCTGGATAACATGCTCTACCATTGCGCCGCCGTAGTTCGTCTCTCCAACCACGATATCGGCGGCATGGCGGTCGAATGCGCTTGTAGCAACACCGCCCCACGTTGCCGGCCCAGCCTTTACGGTGCAGTCTTCCAATACGTATGCGCGGCCATCAGTACCAAGTCCCACGACAACAATTCCGATTGCGTCGTTATCCGCATTATCCGCATCCCCAGATCCAGAGGGATCAACAGCGACAACAACACGCACAAAATCAGGGAGCGGATCGCCGTGACGATGTCGCCACTTCTCGATTGTTTCTTCGGCGAAAAGCTGGTTGGGCGTGGCATCGCTGAACTCACCCTTAAGGAAGCGCTTCTGAAGACGAGGGCTCATGCCCTGCAGCGTTTCAAGATAGCTGCTGCTTAAGTTGGCCGTGTTATCGCCTGGGTTGATCTGGAAACTGTCGTAATCCTGCGGCTTAAGCAGGGGCTCACCAGTTTCCGGGTCAACCTTCTGAACGAATCTCTTATATGTCCAGTGCGCTTTGCTTGGAGGGTTCTCGTCGTAATACGCGCGCATCTGAAGCGGAACATCTTGGCGCCCCTCAATCTTCATCATGACACGCTGCGCAAGACGGGTAGTCGCGATGTCTACTGAACTCATGGGGATTTGCGAGCACTCATTGAAATAGAGCGTGGCGAATTCCTTACCAAGGATCTTCTCCACGCGCTCTTTGTCATCAAGGCCGCCGAACCAAATCTCCGAATCTTCGCTCCCTGTATGGATGCTCACATAGCCGTCGCCCTTATGCATCGTATGCGGCACACCAGGGAAGGCTATGCTCATAACCTTTGGGAACGTATCTAGAACGATCGATTCGTGCACATGCAGGGCGCGGAAGCGGAAGATTCCATGACGGCTACCCGGAGCCTTCAGGGCGCGCATGACGATATTGCGCGTATGCAAGAACGTCTTGCCCGAACGCGAGCCACCGAACAGCATCAGATGCGTTGCCGGGCCAGCCAGCATCGCTTGTGCCTCTAGCTGCTTGGGTGTTAGCTGGAATGTCACAGGGCCTCGTCCAGCGACGTAGCAATAACTTGCACGGGGCCGCCACCAGCACCCGTCAATTCAGTCTGGACCTTCTCGCCATACTTCTTTGGTGACCATTTAGCCAACAACTTCAGGCGCGTCTCAATCTGCAATTTGCGATGGCCCAGCATGTCTTCGTGAACTTCCTTCTTGCCATTATCGCTAAGCTCAGTCTTGACTCCGTCGACCGGTGTGTCGGCGATCATCAGCGCTTCTTCGGCGATTGCATCAAAGCCAATCTCACGCGCGAGCGCGATGCGTGCGGAAAACTCCTCTCGCGCCTGTCTCCACTCATACACAGTGCGCCATGCCGGCATATGCTCATCGCGACAGATAACACGGAGCGGCTCACCCTCGGCCAGTCGTTCGCAAATCTCGTCAGCGATTGCCTGACTATAGGTTGTTGCTCGTCCGGGCTTATTCTTGGGCAGTTCTTTCTTTCCAGGGGCGCGGGGCATCGGCAGAATTACCTCAATAATCCATTGCCATGTGCTGAATATCACCTGTGCTATGACGAGCACGAGCGACAAACGATCCGATCACCTCAGCCGCCACACGAGCGCGAGACTGCTTCGCCTCCTGCTCGATCAGGTCATCGATGTCGGCGCCCATGAACTCAGTGAGTTCGGACTTGCGGCGAACGCGATACTCCAAGCTGTCTTGCTTCATTTGCTGCCCTTGGCAACTTTGGAATATCGTTCTGCCTCTTCGCCAGCGTACTTCTTGGCGCCAGCGAGACGAGCGCGATCGGCTTTGATAGCTTCGGCCGCGGCGAGCGTGTCAGCGTCGGAACGGGCGCGCCACTTGGCCTCATCCGAACTGATCTTGGGAGTCGGTGCTTTGCGCGTAGCCATCACAGCCCCAGATGCGACTTTGACCGCGCCAGGACGCTTTCGAGCTGATGCGAGATGCCGCGTGCGTCACGGCTCACGACGCCAACGAGTTCAGCGAACAGCGATGCGGTCGTAACCACGGCTTCGACGACTTGCGCCGGATCAACGGGCTTTCCGGCAGAGAGTTCAGCAGCTACCTCGGAAACGGAAGCGAGTTCAGTAACTTCGGTAGCGAGCGGAATCGGTGCGTCCTCAGTAGGAGCGATAGGGTCGATGGTTTGCGGTGCGGTTTCGTCGGTCATTTCTTTTTCCCTTTTCCGAGAATCTTGTTAGCCTTAGCGTCGATCTTCTCTTTCGAGGATTCGGAGAGCTTGCCCTTCTTCTCCATCTGGCTAGCTCGCGCCTTCGCGTTCCCGGCGTGAGCACGGTCCGGCATCGGATACTTCTTCGCGTCAGGAAGCCCGAACTCTTTCTTCGGAATCTCTTTGCGCGCCTTGGTCGTCAGCTTCGCCATGGCGTTACTTCTTGCTGACGCCGCGTTCCTTCGGGGCCGGTACACCATTCAGGCGAGACGGCTCTTTCTTCGGGCCAGGAGGCGGCTTTCCACCGTGGAAGCTGCCAGCCTTATCGCTGCGCGCACACTTTGCAAAGTCCACCGCGCCCTTGAGATTGCTACCGTCAGAAATCGCCATTCGATTGCTCCAAACGTGGGTTATCCGCCGAATGGCGGCTTCTCTCTTGATTGTCGGCCTTGAATAACCGTATGCAACTACTGCCGCCTAAATCCAGCAGCCAGCCGAGCATGCGCATACAAGTCGTACTTGAGTTCGCCGGCGGGCTCCAACGGCGAGATTCGCGGCCCTGCAACATCCGTCTTATTCCGGTCGTCAAATGCCCACCGAGCCTGTGCTTTGCGCTGCGGCGGGTAGTAGACGAGATAGCCTGACTCGACGGCCAGGAAGAGGGCATATTGCACTTCCTCTTCTGTGCCGGCGAAGAACAGCATCAGTTCTTTGAGCGAGCGGGGCGGATTGACCTTCAGGAAGTCGCGCAGGGCGATAGGCGATAGGTCGAGTTTGTTTCGGCGTGGGCGCATGATCTCTCCTTATGCCGACTCAACCATTTCAGGCGAGATAGTAAGTCGTCCAACCTCACCAAACTCTTTGTGATACGTGATGCACTTGGCGCTGCGATTGCTCATCCAACCCCCGCGGCTTGCATGGCTGTCCGGCGCAGCCAGCGTCTCATGCTGTTCGATGTGCATCGTGTTCGTTTCCTTCATCCAATCGTGGTGAAGGTGGCCAGTGTGTGCGTAGCTGAATTTCGTCCGACCGAAAACATCGCGGAACTTCGCGATCAGCGTCGTTTCCAGGTTCTCTTTCTTCTTTTTGTGAGAGTGGTGGAAGAAAAGTGATGTTTTACCGTGCTCCACGCAGTAATACGGATCGGGCCGCGTTTCCACGAAGATGCGCGGCTCGTTTTCGTACAGCGCAGCGAACGCTTCCCGACCCCAGGCGCTTGACGCTAAGTCATGGTTGCCTTCGCCGTCGATGAAATACACCTGTTCGTGCTTTTGCAGCAGCATTGCGAGAATGCGGCGCTTCAATCGGATATTGACACGAACTAGTTTCTGAAATCGTGTATCAGCATCGAGAGTGAATCGGTGGGTAGGAGTAACTGCCTCCAGACCGTCCCAATGCATGAAATCTCCCAAGTTGACGAACACGCCTACTTCTGCGTCAGGGGACTGCGCTATAGCTGCTGCGAACCAGCGAATCAACAGATCTTCTGCAATCTTCATATCCCAATCTTCACCAGTCTCCTCTCCCCATGCGAGAGCGCCGAGGTGAAAGTCTGTGATCGGGTAAAGATTCAGAAGATTTTCATTTGAGGCGAGTGGGGATGGCATCGGTGCCGCTGCCGGAATCTCCTCTTTCATCGCATCGACAGCGGCACGCATCGCGGCTTCCATCTGCGACGCTTCAGGGTGTTGACGCTGCCAGTAGCGCTCGACTTCCCCGGTCTTTGCATTGACGGCAACAGTGACCTTTCCGGTTACGAATCCAGGCGCTACTCCTCCGGTCCAATGCCCTGGCGCATAACCCATCTTCGCCGCTCTCGCATACAGCGACGCCATTGCATTGCTAATCGTCCCGCGCGAGATCCCTAGCGCTTCAGCTGCAGCGCGTTGGCTTCCATACCGCTCGATAGCATCAATAAATTCTTTCTGACGGTCGCTGGCGAATTCTTTGAGTTTCGGATCGGTCATGAGTTTAGAGTTGCTGGTTTAAACGACTCTATCATTTACAAAGTAAATTTTCAAAAGTGCGTGAAACACTTTTAGTAGTACTAATTTAATGAGCAAAATAAAGCGGGGCATGTAGCCCCGAAAAGAATCAGATTAGGTATCTCGCCATGAATACAACGCGGACGATCCCCTCACCTCAGAGGTCGTCACTTCGACTTGCTTACTCTCCTCCAGTACCTTCAAAACCCGCCATACTCCTACGCGAATAAACCGGCGATGTTGCTTATCATCTCGCGCGATGTGATTGACGATGTGCCGCTTCTTGAAGGGTTGGCCTGGGGCAGAAGATAGGAGGTCGATCACTTCGGCAGCGTAGCGCATGTTAGTCCTCCAGCATTTCGATTGCGCAACGTCGGCGCCGTGTACCGTGGCCGATGCAGCATATACACCGCAGCAAACACGGCGCAGTTGAATATGCCGAGGCCGTAGAAGCCCAGGCATAGGATGAGGGTTTTCATTTGGCACCTCGTGCTGCGGCGATGGCTTTCCTCATCCTCGCCCGGAAATCTTCTTGGTCTGGGTGATTCACATCGAACCAGGCTACCAGCGCGCAAAGAACGGCGTCATCTGATGGAGTCTCCCGCAGCTCTCGAACCTCGGCGATAAGGGCGAGCATCCCCTCCGGGTCCATTGCTTTCAGGGCAAACATCATGCGGTCACCAGGTAGGCCGCTGGTGACTGCCGCCTTCGCTAACTGTTCCAGCTCGTCTAGATTTTTCATGCGGCCTCCTGGTCATTTATTTGAGAGTAGGGTGAATGCTGCGCAAGCCACTCTTGATACTTGTCCGTTGCCAAGGGCTCTAATGCGGTGTGCCCGATGGGCCATCCCATCAACCACTCGACCCATTCCGGGTTCAGCTGGCCACCGTCCGAAGCCATAACCGCGTGGTCGATCCGATCGTTGGAACGGTCTTTGCCATTCTTTCGCGTCAGCGCTGCCGGCGACGATCCCTTGGATGCGCTTGCACATGGCGTCGGCCACAACCCCTTTCGCGCCATCAACCCCAGCGTCGGGCGCTCTTTGGCTCCCGAGCTCGCGCTCTTGTTCATCCGGCCGCCGCCCGAGTCGATCGCGCATGGAGTCGGAAACATGCGCGCCGACAGCGCTTCGATCAAAGTTCCGCCCTCGCGCCCCTTCGTCGGCGTCACCCGGCCACCCTTGTCCGCTAGACTCGCTGTCGGCGTGGGCCAGAATCCAGATGCGCTCGCGGAGATGGTGGGCGCCACAATCGGCCGCAGATAGCACTCCCCATTCAACATCGAACCCCATCTCGGCCAAGTCTCCAAGAACTCGTCCGAGTCCCCGAGAAGTGAGCACTGGGCTGTTTTCCACTTCGACTCGCTTGGGGCGTACTTCGCGAATGATCCGCGCCATTTCAGTCCATAGTCCGCTTCGCTCGCCGTCGAGGCCATCGCCTGTTCCTGCAACGCTGACGTCTTGACACGGAAAGCCGCCAGCAACGATGTCAACAATGCCGCGCCACGGTCGTCCGTCAAAGGTGCACACGTCATCCCAAACCGGGAAAGGGGGGAACGTACCGTCGTTTTGTCGTGCCACAAGCACGGCTTGAGCGTAGGGCTCCCGCTCGACGGCGCAGACGCATTGGTTTCCTCTAAGTTGGCCGGCGAGAATGCCTCCACCAGCGCCCGCGAATAGATGAAGCTCATTCAAGCGACCTCCAATTCTTGTTGTTCAATTTCGATGCCCATCTTCCTGGCCCGCACCGGAACCCACGCCTCGAATGCGACGTCCCACGCAGCGAACTTGTGCTCGCGCAGTCCCGGCCCTTGGTCTATGAGCGCATGACAATTAGCACACCCCGGAACCGTGAATTCGTGTTTCGCCTTGATGCCCATTCCCTTCCCGTGCCGCGCTTGGTTAGAGTGGCAGGGCACAACCGTCTCGCCGCCGCCGAGACAGCCGTACATGCGGAGAAAGCACGGTTCCCCGCAGCAAGCCGCCAGATACTTCGCCCCCTCCTCGACGGTCGGCCGCTTCGCCTTCCGCTTGAGACCGACTCTCTTCTTCGCCTCCTGGTTGCGCTCGAATGTTTGGCGGTCGGGCGAGAAGGGTGAGCCTTTGCGGGAGAAGGGCGAGCGCTTGAGCGTGGACTTGCGTGGTCCGAATCCGGTACGCTTCATTGCCCGCCTCCTTTCGTGCCGCGGAACCGGAATGCGATAGCCCAGGGCCCGATGATTAGTCGCCACAGCGAACCCTCGCTGCATACCACTAGCGAAAGTGCGAACACGTGATACTTGCGCCATCTTTGTCCGGTGGATCGGCTTTTGCTGCGGTCGTACCAGACCTTTTTCCCGCCGTGGCCCTCGGCCTTTTTGAATACGATGCTCACAGTGCCCTCGCTTCCGCGCGACGATTCGCCTCGATGGTGCGCCAGCATTCGATCTTTGCCTCCGCGGCTACGATCATCCAGCGTAGCCGCTCCTCTTCTTCGGTCGCCACCTGAAGTGCCGCCAGAATCTCGACATAGCCATCATCGGCGTAGGCCTCGCGCTCCTGGATTGCCGCTGTCTTGTGCCCGCGAATCTCAGCGGCACGCATCAGCAATGCCTTCTTGCTCTTTCGGAAGTTCTCGAGATAGACGCGCTGGGCCTTGGCTTGGGCGTAGGGCTGCGCGTTATCTCGAATGAAGTCCAGTGCGCGGAAGATGTTGATTTCGCTGTCGTCGCTCATACTGCCGCTCCCATCTCTCTAGCAAACCGCGTAACCTTGAATGCAAACTCCTTGGCGGCTTCTTCGCGCCCAACCTTGCGAGCCTCATTCAAAAGTTGGGCCACTGCGTGATACTGCGTAAATTCGGCAAACAGAACATCGCGCTTGATCGTGCCGACTTCGAATGTAGCGATGCCGCTGCGGTCGGTTTCGTTGCCGGCCCATTCGGATTTGAAGGTCATCCCGGCCTCCGGCTAAACCAGACCGTATCAGTCGGCGTCATGATTGAGAACGAGTGCTGGCAGCAGCGTCCCATGATCTTTTCCGCCAGTTCGCGAGCCTTGTTGTAAATCTCATCGGGAGTCGACGGGAAGCGCGGGTAGTTGATTAGGCCGATAACAGCGCCAGATTCTTCGCAGCCAGTGTAGATATAGGTCGTCGGGTCAACCGTGACGCACAGGCCGACATCCATACAGTTCTCGCGGCAAACCTGCTTGATCGTCGCCAGATCGCCAGCGATGTAGATTCGGGTCCAGTAGGTTGGGCAAATTTCAGTTTTCATTACGCAATCTCCTGTTCGGCCATGTGGCAGAAAATGCCGCAGCTCATGTCGGGCTCGGATTCGTAGTCGCCAACATGGGGCGGCAACTCGCGAAGCGATACGCGGCGCGTCACTCCTTCCTCGGTGATCTTGCAGACGGTGCGGCCGAGGTATTCCTCAACCTTCGCCATTCGCTCGAAAGTTTCCGGGAAATCGACGCGGATCTTGTTCCAGTAGCCAGCGCCGCCCTTGACGCAGCCGATGCAGTTGTTGTTCCGATAGCCCAGCACATACATGGCGGGCAGTTGGATGCCTGCGCCCTTGACGATCGCCAGGCAATCACCTTTCGATAGACCCCTGTCGATCAGCGGCGCCCACAGATCGACGTGGTTGTTCGCATCGATGAACCGGTCCACGCGATCCTGTTCTTCCATCGTGTAGCCGAACACCTGGCGGTCGCCGGGGAGTTCGAACGACTCGCGGACGCCTTTCTTCAGCAGTCGAGTGCATGCCGCACCGCGTGGGCCAACGAGAAAGCGCTCGCGCTTGAACACTTCGTAAATCGACGCGCCGAACTTCTCGTTGCTCAACATGACCACCTTTTGTCCAAACCATGCTTCGCAGTCGGCAAGAAAGCGGCGATTGTCGGGGTGCTCCTCCAGAATTCCTGCATAGGCGACGATCACTTCTGCGCCTGACTTGCAGGCGTCGGTGATCGCCAGCTTGGTCGCGACTGCACTGGCCGCGCCGCAGGAGAACCAGCAGACGATTCGGCTCATGCAAACTCCCGATGCGCCAGTTCCTCAAGCAACTCCACCGTATCCTTGAGTTCCGACACGAGATTGAGGGCCATGGCGTTCTCCTTAAAGCCCTTGGCCGAGGCCTCTTCGATCTTGCGCGAGAGGGCCCCGATCTTCACCACCAGTTCTGCGCTCAGCATGTTGTTTGCTCCGTTTGTCCGCACCATTTACGATGTTGGAAGCTGGCGCACCCGGCGGATTCTCTGGGCCATGAGTCATGGGCGCCATATCGAGAGCCCCATCCCCATTGGTAGCCGTTCCAATAATTGAGCCACTGAACGTCGTCCTCATCGCGCGTCAAGTACACGCCCCTATGAACCGGCTTTACATCGCCCGGAAACCAATCAGTCTTATTCACACTGCCTCCTTGCTCTGTTCAATTAACCCCCGCCACGTCACCGCCTGGTCGATAAGCGTGCAGCCGCTATGGTCACGCCAATGCCGCCCATCAAACCAAACCATCCAATCGTAAATCCATCCACCATCAAATATTTGCGAAAGATAAAAGCCGACATGAACCGGCCTAATCTCTGGTGAAAACCAATCTGTGAGCCCGCTTTCATTCATGAGTGTCCTCGCTGAGGTATTTCCACTTGAACCCATACGCCCGGTTTCGCAACCCCTTGCCAGCTTTGGCAATCGATGAACTTTCAGCCTTCGGCCTTCCTTGAGTGCGGACCCACGCTGCGGCATCCAGGCAAGTCGGGAATATGGTCCCCGTCTCGATACACATCACAGTCCGGGCTGAGGGATTCCGTCCGCCAAGCGAATAGTGGAGTTTTTTCGCCTCACCAATGCGTGCGCGATGCTCAGCAGAAAATTGTCGGCCTTTCATTGCCGCCGAAATGTTAGGCCTCTTGACTCCGGTAAGTGCGGCAATCCTCAATCTTCGACCTTCCTCTGACACCGGTGGCTTATCGTTGGGACCTTCATTGTTGGCTACCAATCCCGGGTATTGATTCCGATAGAAATCAATCCAAAATCCCTCCCGCTCAATCAGCATTTCTGGCGCGCACACCTCAAGCACGGTAAAAACAAATGAAGCGGGCCCGTATTTATCCAGCAGTGCCACCAATTTCCGATGTAGGCTATTCTTCGTTCGGTTCTTGAAGAACATCTTATAGCTCGAACATCTCCTAGAGAGGCTAGACGATTGACCGATGTAATAGATTTCTTCGCATTTGTTCGTGATAACGTAGATACCTGGCTTACAAGTCGGCATGCGTTTCCTCCTTCTCTTCCTTCGTAGTAGTGTGGGCGATAGCGCGACGCTGGGCGTCCTCAGTTTCAGCGACCCATTCAAGCGTGCGTTGCTCGCACCATTGCAAGATCGCCGTGAATCGGTCGACGGAGCACAGCACGTCGTAACGGTCCATCACTGCGAGTACTTCCTTGTGCGTGATGGCTTTTAGGGTTTGGGTGGTCATGCTGGCTCCTTCAGGCCGCGCCAGCATTTGTCCTGCTCGCCAGCGAAATACGCCATATCCTTGGCGCGCTGGGGCGTGTCGTATTGATTGCTCCAGTGATAACCATTCCATTCACTGAATCCACCGCCATAGGCGAAACTCGTCTCATAGACACCTACGTGCACCGGTTTCACGTCAGCCGAGAACCAACCCGTCTTATTCATTCCACCCCCTTGTTCTATCTCGCGATCGCTCATGCGGCCTCCCACCGGCGCGTTCCGGCAACCTTCTTGATAAGCCCTTGCTTGGCCCATTGAGATATGAGGCGTGTCGCTGCATAGTCCACAATGTCGTAACTCTCGCGTCGAGTGGCTATGTTGGCTTGAAGAATCGGGTCCATGATGGCGCAGCGAATAGCTTGTGCATCGAATTCGGCTTTGTCTCTGCAGCACTCGGCGGCAAAGATTGCTTTCTCGGGAATTTCAATTCCATTTACCTTCATGCTGCCTCCGCATATTCATCGTCTTTCGAGTCGGTCAGGTGGATGTACACTCGACCCGGCTCGCCCTTTGGTGCTTCGATCAGGCCGGCTGCGGCGGCGAAGGGGTTAAAGCCGCCGCGCTTCAGACGCTTTCGATCTCGATAGCCCTTCCAATATTCCTGCAGCGTCTTTGCTGCGGGTTTCGGGGCATCGGGCCCAGTCCCAAGTGCAAACTTCATGACGGAATGCCACGCATCGACGCGCCCCCAAGACGCGACATAGAATTCCTTGCCACGATTCTCGGAAATGACTCCCTGAATACTTTTCCGGTCCATTCCCGACTTGGCTGCGATTTCCTTCATCGACATCTGAACGCCATTAGCAAGAACGGCCTTTATTGAACGCAACACGTACGAGCGCGTGCCTTTTTCGGCGGGGGTTTTCTTGCCCAGCCCAAGTCGTGCGGCCCGGATCTTCGCGGCCTCATACGAACGTCGCTCGAGTCGATGCATTCCGACCTTGATGCAACGCGGAGTAGTCCAGATTTCGCGAAGGATCGCGTCCTCGTCCGGAGTCCATGACCGATAGTCTGCGTGGTCAAGCTTCAGGCGCTTGGCATGAGCCTTGATGCCTTCGTAGGTGCGCCCATCGAACCGCGACACGCTGCGCGCGATGTTGTGGCCGTTTTCGAAGACATCCCTGAGAATGACTTCTTCGGCATGAGTCCATGCTTTGCCGCCCATTACGCAGCCTCCTTCTGATAAAAGTGCCGATGCACCACATCGCTCGCCGCAGTCAACTCGCCCAGCGTGCTCATCGCCAGTTGATCGCGCCAAATTTCTACGGCACGTCGCACCGCTTCCAACGCGAGGCCATCAAAGGCCATCTTTCCGGTCTCAAGGAAGCGCTTCTTCATGCGCTCCATTCCTT